GTATAGAGAAGTACCAAAAGAAAAAGTAAATAACGAACAGCAACAGCAACAGCAACAGCAACAGCACCAACAGCAGCAACATCAGCAAGTAATGAAACAACAAGTTGCTGACAAATTAAGAGAAAATGAAAAAATAGATGAAGCTATGAAATTAGAAGAAAAACAATCACAATTACAAGCAGAAGCTCAATCTGAAATGTTGAAATTACAACAACAATTAGCATTCGCTAATGCTGATGATAGCTTTAGTGGATTTTTATTCGGAAATTTGTTGAATGTTTTACAGATAATTACAAGTACAAAAACAAATGAATATAGCAGTGATGAAATTATTGAAAATCCATTATTAAATAAAGAATTAAATAATAATGAAAGCATTCGTGAAAAATGTAAAAAATTATCAGACAAATGGTATATGAAAGGCAAAGAAATTCAATTTAATACAAACGATTCTGAAGAAAAACGAATTATTAATAAACATTGTAGCAAAAAAAATATTGTATATGAAATCAATGAATTTTTTTTATACAAATTTTTAGTAGAATTGCCTAGAATGATGCGTACGTCAGGAGGGAGTGATATTACAAATCCGATTTGGTTGGCAATAAAAACATTTTTAATAAATGTTATTGGTGAAAATTATATTTCATATACGTTACATAGTATAATAAATGAAGCAACTAAAGAATTCATAAAAAAAGTAGATAATAATGAATTATCTTTTTATGATTATTTTATTGGAACATTTTTATATTATCAAAATTGTATAGTTCTTGATATAAAAAGTAATCCAAACAATAGATCATTATTTAATATAGCTGATAGTTCATTTGATACTACTATTATAAAAAATATAAAAAAAATAGAAGAATTATTTGATCAAACATCATTTAAGTACGATAAAGATAAAAATATTTTTGGAAGGATTGATGTTGGCAATGAAGTGACAATTTTTGATATAATTACAAAAATAACAAGTAAAGATGTTGCGTTTTTTACAGAAGAAGACAAAAACAATTATAAAAATTCAAATGTTAAAAATATTGTTGATTGTAATAATTTGAATATAACTTTAAAAGCAAGTTTTTATGCGTTTATAAATGACCCAAATGACGCATTTAATATAGTAAATAAAGTAATAGCGTGTAAAACAATTGGAAATACTGAATTAAATGTTTCTAATTTAGCAATTGCTTTATCATTTGATATTTATGGAACATGTATTAGGTTTATTAAATTATTAGGAGAAATTTTGAAAATTTTCTTAAAAAATGAATTAACAAAAACATTGACATTAGACGCACTATTTGGCTCAAATGGTAAAGAGAATGAAGATCTAAAAACAAACTTTTTCAGAAAGAATATAGAAATTAAATTAAACGAAATAAAAGATGATAATGAAATAGATGCTGCTATTGATAATATAATTTCTTTTTTATTCAATATTGTTTCAATTAATGTACAATTTTTTAATAACAATAAAAAGAATATAGATTTTTATATTAAAAATATTCAAAATATTAAACAAGACCCTTTAATTTTATATGAAAAATTATGCAATGAAATTATAAATCTAACTGTTTGGAATGGTGAATATATAAATTATTTTACTGAAAAACATATACCTATTTTCAAGCAAAATATTAAGGATACTATACAAAATCACTGTAGTCCACCTAATTATGAAAGTATTTTCAAAATATTATTTTTACGTGATAAAAATGAAGAAATTATAATTGATAATGAAGAACCAACTTTAGATGTAAACATTTTTGATTCTTCATTTAATGATTTGTTAAATACTGAATACAATTATAATAATCAGATACACAAAATATTAAAAAAATGCTATGCAGATTTTATAAAACAGCAAAAATTAAAAAAAGAATTAACGGATTTTTATAAGGATAAACCAGTTTGGATGTTAGGTATGGTTCCATTCTTTGAAGGTGATTTTAAAAAGTTTCAAGATGATTTTAAAGAGTTCACTAATGTAAATCCTATATATACGAAAGACATTGATGGCAATAAATATTATATGGAATATAATATGCCACAAGTAAAAGTAAATGGTATAGAAAAAAATTATGATGTATGGATACCGTTTCGAACACCATTTTATCAAGAACTTTATAATTTTATGTCATTAGAGGCGGTTGTTACTCTCCAACAAAGTCCACTAGCTAGACAAGTTCTTGTAGGAGGAGAAACAGGACCAAATCCTTTATATGAGAGTTATCATAACGGTCATAAAATGGATTCATTTGAAGAAAAATTTACTTTACATTTTTCTAAAATTCATTTAGAATATTGGAAAAAAACATTTGAAATAGAAGATATTAATGAATTCAAGAGTGATTATTATAGTTATTATTATTATTGTGAAGAACTTGTTAAAAAACCAATGAATAAGGGCGAATACAATTATCTTTGCAATACAAAGGGAAACCCATTATATAATTTAAAAATAAAAAATTATGGTAAAACTTTTAATGAGATATTATCAGAAAATTCTAATGTAAAACATTTATTGGAAACATTATTAAACCCTTTTGACAAAAATATTAAAGGACTTAATATTAAAATAAAATGGATGAAAGTTGAAAACGATAATGATAGTTCTGATTGGTGGGAGTACGATGGCAAAAATAATTATAGGTATATATCTGAACACGAAAGAAACAATTTTTCTTCAAATTTATCAAATGTATTTAAAATAGATGTAAATATAACCCCTGAAGAAATAAAAGATGAAAACTTACTAATTAAAATGAAATATCAGGAATAGCAAATTCTATATACTAATATACTAATATACATTGACATTCATATATGTATCGTCAAAATATACATATATGATAAGTAATTTACTCTAAATACAATTTTAATGTTCTAGCACTGGCGTCATTCGCATCTACATATTTGGGCATCCAAAAATAAGGTATTATACCACCCAATCCATTATATTCTTTTTCAAAAAATACACGATAATATATTTGTTCGCTCGTTTTTGGAAGTAAATGGTCAGTCATCTCAAATTCAGGCAGTTTTTTAACTAAACAGTCATAATTTATATCATCCTTATCTTCCAAAAATTTTGAATATTCTTCACCAATAACTTTATCGGTAAATTCTTGTATAATTTGATACAATGACCGTGTATTCTTGGATACACCATCACTAAACGCTTCTTTTCTACGCCATAACACACTATATGGTAATAATTCATTTCCGTCACTATTACAATAATTTTCTATAGAAAATGCTGAACGTAATAAATATTTTTCCATATTTTGTTGTAATGGATGATATCTCAATTCTAACGGAATAGATAAATAATATTGAACCCATGTTCTATCTAAAAATGGTGTTCGTGGTTCTAATCCATGACTGGAAATACTTTTATCAGAACGTAATACATCAAATGTATGAATATCTTTTAATAAACGGCGACATTCTTTATCAAATTCTATCATATCGGGCGCTTTCTGCATATATAAATAACCTCCTAATAATTCGTCTGAACCATCGCCATTAAAAATAACTTTGGCATCACTATGTTCGGAAATATATTTTCCTAATAACCAATTACCTATGCTAGCACGAACAGTCGTTGTATCATAACTTTCGATACATTTTATAACATCTGGTATAGCATCTAAGAATTCTTGTTCAGTCAATATAATCTCGGTATGTTTTGTACCCAAATGTTCAGCAACTATTTTGGCATATTCCAAATCTACCGAACCAGCCAATCCAATACTATATGTTTCTATTTGTGGTAAATTATTCTTTTTATGATAATCATTTACTAACGCAGTGATTAAACTACTATCAAGACCGCCTGATAATAAACAGGCAATTGGTCTTTCCGTTGTACAACACCTTTTCTCTACAGCATTTACTAAATAATGCTGTAAGTCATTGACTACACTATCAACATCATATATTTGTGAATTATTATTATAATTTGTATGAAATCCTGTACTATGATATCTGATATTTTCTTTTTCTATATACCAAGAAGCAGACACTTTTGTAGTTAATTCATACACTGAATATGTTCCTGGCTCAAATTGTTCTATTTTGTATTTTTGACTATTTGGTCTTATTTCTGTTTCTTGATAAAATTGGTTCAATACTTTTAATTCTGAAGCAAATCCAAATAAATTATTTAAATCTTCGTATTTTTCACCAAGCAATACATCGCACGGTTTAAAATAATATAATGGTCTAACGCCATATGGGTCTCTCGCAACATATATTTTGGATGTTTTATTACACATGCGATAATCTATTAAAACAAAGGCAAATACGCCATCTAACATTTGGAGTGTTTGTTCTATACCATATTTTTTATATAAATGTAAAATGACTTCACAATCCGAATCTGTTGTTGGTTTTACTCCCATCATTTTGTATAACTCCTTGTAATTATAGATCTCACCATTACAAATTACAGAAATATCATTTATAGTAATCGGTTGGTTTGACCCATCATTTAAACCATTGATAGCTAAACGATGAAACCCGAATTGTGTTTTTATCATTGCTTGCTTTAATATAGAATTTTCTGGCCCACGACCTTTTCCTTTTTCAAATTGGTCTTTTATGAATTGATAATTAAAATGGTCATTGTTATTTAATAACGCAAAAATTCCACACATTTTAGTTAAATATAATAATGAAATAACTTTAAGTTATTTTTTTATTCATTTATTCATTCATTCATTAGCCTTGACTATATTATAAATTTATCATTACAATAAGTTGTTATTTTCAATAAAAAATATAAATAATATATATTATGTCATTTTCCAGTGATATTCCCTTAACATATTCTCAATATTCTATTCAAAATCGTGAAGATGATGATAATGATTTAATTGATCACGAAAGAGAAATAAAACCTACTCCTAATTTCAAAGTAATACCACCAATAGAACCTTTAGGCAATTTGTATACAAATTTGTATTTAAATTATAACAAACAAGAAAGTATTGATGTATTTAATACTTCCACCGATGTTGTATCTACTACTAATTTCAATCCAGAAAATAAAGATAAACAACAAGTAGTATTTGAGACGGATAATAAAAATAATTATATTGTAATGTTAGATGAAAATAAACATAAGGAAATTGTGGTTGAGAAAAATGAAGATGTTGATTATCAACCAATGAAATTTACAAGAGATAGACCTATAAATACAAATAGTATTGCTACTACATTTTATATTGCTTCTGTTACTGTTGTAGGTTTGTTTATTGTTTATAGAATGATACAAAAAAGTAGATAATGTGAAGGAAATAAAAATTATTATATATTATAATTATAACATATAATAACATATAGTAAAATAAAATGAAAGTAATATTATTCGGTAGTAGCATAATAAGTAAATGGAGCAATTTTACTCTAAAAGATGAAGATGAAAATATTGTTAATAAAGGAATTAGCGGGTTACATACAAAAGAATTATTATCTAATAAAGTTACCGAAATTCTTTCTATGGAAACGCCACCGAATTATTTGATTTTTTATTGTGGAACAAACGATATTGTATCTAATGTAAATCCATTGGAAATTGTATTCAATTTACAAAAATTTCTTCAAAAATTGACCAAGACATTTCATAATAGTACCATTATAGTATTATCTTTATTGAAATCACCGAAGTTGGTTGAATTCGGTAAAACAAATCAAATTGATTTTATCAATAGTTCATTACGTAAATTATCAAAACAAAACGAGAACTTGGCTTTTATCAATATCAATTTATTATTAGATGATAAATGTTTTTTGAAAGATGGTTTACATTTGAGTAGAAGTGGTTATAGAAAAATAAATAATAAAATCATTGATTTATTATAAAATGCCTTACATTTGAAATCGCTTGTATATTTGTAAAGCAGTTAAACCACCTAATACTTGCGCGATAATGTATGGTAATAATTCATTGATACTTAATTTACCAGCGGATGCCATAGCAATTGAAACGGCTGGATTTATATGACCACCAGAACTTTTACTGGCTACTATCATTATTAAAGCAAGAGCAACACCAATCGCAAGAGGGTTTCCTGTTGCTAAAATAACATACACAAAAAACAAAGTGCCTATAAATTCAACTAAATAATTGTACATTATATATTGTATCATTGGAAAATAATTTTAGTGGTATAAAACAGGATATTTGATTCCGCGAATATTAACCATCGGTATAGCTGGTGGAAATGTTGGTGTTGGCGCATTATGTTTATTAGCGGTTTTTTTAGGTGGAACTACAGCACCTCCAGCCCTAACTCTTGTTAAAGCGTTACTAATAGTATTTATTTCTTTGTAAGTAGTAAAACTCAATTGACCATTTGAAGCGTTCAAACTTCCTACACCAATTCCATTTATTCTACGGTTCGCAGTTACCTGAGACGCATCTCTATTTCCATACCATTTTTTTTCATATTTTTGTTGAATGGTAGGTGTTGTTGATGGATAGGTTCGGATATATGTTTGCCTCCCTAACGAAAATGAACTTTCTCCGTCACTTGTAATATCTTTTTGAGGCATTGCTTTTTGACCAAATAGTACTCCATTGTTTATAGCTTGAGGTGTTATCAAAAAACGAAACATTCTTATAATATATTATATAATATATTATATTATAAATTGATAATTAAATCTAAAAATATGTGTTTTAACGACGAACAGCCATTAGAGCAACATATGAACCATTATTCTTATCTCCGCCATTTTTTAAATCGTTGTATGTGTTACCAATGGCTCTTTGTTTTCTATATCTAATATAGTCTGATGAATCTGGTACAAAACGCATATTACAACTTCCTGCTGGAACACCAGTTCCATCGCAATTTGAAATAGTACCTAATCTATTCTTCCATCCAGGCTTATCAGCATTGATTTGATTTGGAACACCGCAAACATAATTTTTACGTGATAAAAAATCACCTAAATTATTTGTTGCACGAAAAGGTGTAATTATACGTTTTTTTCCATTAATTGTTCCTAATGCTTGTTGATTATTCCAAGAATTTCTTAAAATACGTCTAATAGTTGTTTGTTCGCTATCTTTATAATTTGTAACTGTTTGTTGTGGTGAATATCCATTGAATGGTCCTCCTCCAAATGATGACATTTATAATATAGATGAATATATTTTATAGATATATAATATATTATTAAAAATATTAAATGAATCAGGAAAATATTAACAATACAGATATTGAAAACAACAGAGTAAATTGGTATAAAGATAAATTAAACGAAAGTTTAGAAGAATTAATACATGAAGATAATATACTATATTTTGATGCTAATTGTGTCCGAAAAAAATCTAACATAAGCAAAAGTTCTCCTAATTACAAATTTGATAATACCGAATTTGAACCAAATATTTTACTAAATGATATGAAAACCCATTCACCTAAATTATTAGCTTTATTGAATAAAATAGAACAATTGGATAAATCCGACTTTAAAAAACACGGCAAACATTTCAAACATTTCATTTTTTCCGATTTGAAATCCAATTCTGCGGGTGTAAAATTAATTGCTTCGGCTATGATTTCCAAAGGCTATAATCTTGGTTATAAAGCTCAACATGTTGATGACGGTAGTAATAATAAAAAAAAATTCAAAAAAATAGAATTACTCTCTGAAAACGAACTATCTAAAACAAAGAACAATTTTTATTTGCTTACGTCGGTTGGGCTATATGACCAAAATATTAGTGTTGCTATGAAAAAACAGATACTTAAAACGTTTAATAAACGACCTGAAAATATAAATGGAGAACTTGTGCGTTTTATTGTTATGGATAGCGGTTTTAAAGAAGGAATTGATTTATTTGATATTAAATACATTCATATATTTGAACCATCTACTGTTGCTTCCGACCAAAAACAAGTTATTGGGCGTGGTACACGAACTTGTGGACAAAAAGGATTGGAGTTTCATCCTACTCGTGGTTGGCCTCTACACGTATATGTATACGATTTGAGTATTCCTGAAAAATTACAATCTTCTATGTTGAATAGTAAAAGTGCCATTGAATTGTATTTAAAAGCGATGAATTTAGATGTACGACTTATTAATTTTTCATATGATTTGGAAAAAACATCGGTATTCGGTTCCGTTGATTATGATTTAAATAAAAATATCCATAGTTTTTCTATTCCTTATTACGATAATGAAGACGAAGGGGAAAACGACGCATCTGATTATGAAAAATATGTTTATGGTGGTAAAGGAAAAAAGAAATTAAATATTGTATCAAGAGAACCTTTTGAAGGAAATATTGTTTTACCTAACGGAATGATGATTGCTCAACCTATTCAGCAAAAAATGAATTATCAACAATTAAAAAAACACATTAGAGAACATTTTTCGCAATTTACTTGGGATAATGTAAAATTGGAGAACCTTTGTCAAGATAAAACTGGTGGTGGTTCTGGTGAGATATTAAAATATACTCCTACTCAAGATTTTATTCGCCATTATTTTACACCTCAAAACCCAGTGAAAGGAATGCTGTTATGGAACAGTGTGGGTACAGGTAAGTCATGCAGCGCAATTGCTTTGGCAACATCAACTTTTGAAAAACAAGGTTATACAATTTTATGGGTTACTCGGACAACTCTTAAAAGTGACATCTGGAAAAATATGTTTGACCAAGTATGTAATGAAGATATTCGCGAAAAAATACAAACCGGTTCTCTTATAATACCAGAAGAACAAAAAAAGAGAATGAAATTATTATCAAAATCTTGGCGGATTCGCCCGATGTCATATAAACAATTCAGTAATTTGGTTTCCAAACAAAACGCATTCTATAAAACACTTGTGAAAATCAATGGTGAAATAGACCCTTTGAGAAAAACCCTTTTGATTATTGATGAAGCCCATAAATTATATGGCGGGGGTGATTTATCGACCATTGAACGCCCTGATATGAACGCATTACATCAATCATTAATGAATTCGTATGAAATATCAGGAGAAGATTCAGTAAAATTATTATTAATGACCGCAACACCAATTACACAAAACCCAATGGAATTAATACAATTAATGAACTTATGTAAACCATCACAAGAACAGATGCCTGTGGAATTCACCGAATTTTCTAATAAATATTTAAATGAAAATGGTGAATTTACCGAAAAAGGAAGAGAACTTTATTTGGATGATATTGCTGGACATATTAGTTATTTAAATCGCGAAAAAGACGCTAGACAGTTTTCACAACCGATAGTTCATAATATCCATATTCCCATGATTGAGAACCAAGAACAAATAGAAAAATTTGATAAAAAATTTGTGAGAAAATATTTAGATAGTGATATTAATGATTTAAAACAAAAGATTGATGAAAAAACGACTGAATTAGAAAGTGAAGCGAATGAAATTGATAGTAATTCATTTAATCATTTGTATAAAAAATGTGACAAATTGAATGAAAAACAAAAAACAAAATGTGAAAAAGTAGTTCGTTCTCATATTAAACAATTAGTTGATGAAGCAAAACAGGAAGTGAATACTATAAAAGAATATATTAAAGAATTGCGAGAACAAATGAAAAATACAAATTTATTGAAAACAACCACTATGAGCGAAATAGATGAAAATACAGAAAAATACACAGAAGATTATGAAAAATTCAAAAATAGTCTTTATTATAATATAAAATATAGTTGTGGGAAAACAATTAAGAGTAAATCTCATTTACGTGAAGAAATAAAAGAACATCCGAATATTATTGAATATGATAATCGTATTGAAAAATTAAATTCACGCATTGTAGAATTACAACAGAATTTGAAAAATACCATGGAAAATTATAAAAATCGCATTAAACAAATAAGGCTATTATTGAAAACTGATTTGAACCCACTGGAAAAGAGTGTAGTTCGCATGACTATTAAAAACGAACAAAAAAATACTCGTAATCTTATAAGAATAAAAGAAAAAGAAACACACGAAGCAATTGAAAAAATCAATACAGCTATTAAAAAAACACAAAAGCGACGGGAAAAACGATATAAGAAAGTTCGTAATACCATTAAACACATTATTAATGATGAGAAAAAAGAAGAAAGAGAAACGAAAAAAGCGGAAATGAAATTGAGACAAGAATTACGTAAAACTGGCGAATACAATGAAGATTTTAAAGATGAAACAATATCCGACTTGGTGAATAAATATACAGAATTTATTGATGAAGATTTGAAAAACTTGGAAAAAGAAGATTTGGAAAAAGAGATGTTGAAAGAGCGAAAAAAACAAGAGAAAAAAGATGAAGCTGAAGCAAAAAAGGTTCAAAAAGAAGCAGAAAAAAAAGAAAAGAAAGAAAAGAAAGATTTGAAGTTAAGAGAACGCGAAGAAAAACGCGCTACGAAAAAAGCACAAAAGGAATTGAAAAAACAAGAAAAAGAAGCAGCTAGATTAGCGAAGAAAACACGAAAAACGATGAAGAAAAAGGAATAAAATTATATTTTTATTAAGGAAATAAAAATATAGTATTATGTAAATTATAATGGAAAATTCTATTGACAAACTAACTTTAGAATTACTCATCAATAAACAACACTATTCTAAATATTTATCAAAAACCGACCCAAAAAAACACGATGAATATAAAACATACAAATCAAAATTACGAAAATATAGTGTAGATATTATAGATATCACTTCACAATTAATAGAAAATCCTAAAACCATGTTCTCAACAGAAATAGAAGAAACATTTGATGCTTATGTTAAATCCATATTCAAACATTTTGAAATCAAAGAATTAGAACAAGCCAATGAATATAATAATGACTATTACAAAAATGACGATGAAGATGTTATGTTCGGTAATTGTGATAATTTATTACAAAAGAAAGAAGAACCCGAATACCAAGAAAACGCGGAAACCAACGATACTGAAAGCAATGAACAATCACCTATGATGAAATCGTTTTGGAGTAAAGATAAAGTTATCAAAAAAAATAGCGTTCTTCCACACTATGATATGAATATGTTTCAGCGAAGAAAATAATGACTAATTAACTCGTGTGACATTTGTTATATTACGCACGTCGTCTGAACCACAAGGCCCACAATGATCTACATTAGCATAATCTACTTTGATTGCTGTTTTTTTGAAATCATTTTCGGGTTTCCATCGTCCTAACAATTTATCATTTGGTTTTTCATCTGAATTATCATCTGTTTTATGTTCAAACTTTTCATTGATTTTTTGTTCAGAACGACGTATATTAGGACATGGCAATGGAAAATTAATAGGACATATTTGAGGGTGTTTTACTGGACACACTTTGGAAGGACAATCTAAAATAAAATTTACTCCGAATCTGCGAATAACTGAATACATAGAATAAATATATATGTAAATAACTTTTTATACCATTTATGTATATGAACTCTTTATTTCAATTTTATAGAATATTGTTGTTTTTATTTTTTATTTCATCAAATCAATCCCAAATTACATTTCGTATATTACAATCATCAGCACTCCATTTTGTTCCATCATTAAAACTACATCATATTGTTTTATTATCCGATAAACCTGAAACCTATGTATATACATTGGACTTTACACCAATTAATCAAACATATAAATCTAATTTATTGAAAATGTTATTTGCTCATAATATTCCTGCTGAAATTCGGTTACGATTTATAAAAACAAATATAGAAAATACCGAAAATATTATTCAACAATGGGACAATGCGAATAAAATAAACGAACAACTATCATATCAATTATCTAGAAACACATATAATAAAATAACGAATAAACAAATAAAATCTATAGTAAATAAATCGTTACAATGGCGTCCTTATATGAATTTATACACACATAATTGTCAGCATTTTAGCGATTATGTAAAAAACATTTCTCGTCAATTTGTTGGAAATAATTGATTGATTGATTATAATACATAATAACATGGGCAAATACCACAAACGCAACAAAAACCACAAACACCACAAACACCACAAACAACAAAATATTGTGAATATATTATAATATTTTGTTATAATAGGTATGGGAAACAAAAATACAAAACACAAACGATTTAGAAAAAATAAAAATAGAAATAACAAAACACATAGAAAAAAAAGCAATAAAACCATCAAGAAAATGAATTGTAGCCCTATTGTTAAAAAAACACCTATTGAACACAGTTGTTTACCAGAAGATATTTTAATGACTATCAAAAAAGAATATAATAATAACCATCCTGAAAACCCTATAAAAACCAATCATTTTACAGAAATATGGAATGAATTGAAAAATAGACTTGATTGTAAAAAAGAGGATTGCTGGTTAAAAGAAATTCGCGATACAAAATTAAGAAAAGAAATTGATGAAATGATTTTCGCGCCAGACCAACCACCAGAATGGAAAAATAATCCAGATGAGTGGTTGTCTAACTTTGACATTATTGATGTTCTCAAACAATATCAAAAAACATATAAAAATTTTACTTTTATTGAACCTACGCCAATAGATTTTGATGATACACCGCCAGATATGTATGGCAGTTGCGTAACAAAAGAGTTATGTAAATTTGAATTATCCCATTATGTCAAAAAGAAAATCACGAAAATTGGTATTATATTTAATTTAGATAAACACAACGAAAGTGGTTCTCATTGGGTTTCATTATTCATTGATTTAGACGATAAGTTTATATTATATTTTGATAGTGCCGCGGATATTATACAGCCAGAAATTGAAACATTAGTAAACAAAATATTAGAACAAGGTTCTCAATTAGGAATTGAATTGAAATATGAAAAAGATAATAATCCATTTGAACATCAAATGGGCAATACAGAATGTGGTATGTATTCATTGTATTTTATAATAACTTTATTAACAGGTAAAACAGGAGAAGGTAAAATGTTAAAAGATTATAAAGAAAAACATAAATATTTTAATAGTAGTCGTATACCCGATGAATATGTATTTAAACACCGTAATATATATTTCAATAGTGGTGGCGAAGAATAATATTATTATATAAAATTTACTGTATTTTTCTTTTCGTAAGTTATATTATATTGAATTATAAATATGGCTACTGAAACAACTAAAACTATGGAAATTATCACGAATATTTATCCCTATGAAAAATCCAAAGATAAAATTACCATTGGTGATATAACCATTGATGTAATGAATAATTTTCTATCACCATTTCATCAAGTGGATTTATTTTTGAGTAATTTAACTGCTGATATTAATAACAAAAATATTGAAGATAAAATCAATAAACAAGAACAAAAAAGTGATGGTTCTAAATATACTGAAGAAGACAAAATCAAATTAATTGCCCCACATAAAAAGACACAAACAGTTATTAAGTTTGATGCTGATATATCAAAAAAAAAGGGCGGAAAGTCAAAAAAGTATCAAAAAACACATAAAAAGACAAAATCAAATAAGCAACTAAAATAATTATTATATAATATAACATAAATATTGATTACTATATATGTTATATGGCATTATTTATTCATAATAAAAATCAAGAATTACTTTGGAATGTTATCAATAAAACACAAATATTTCAGTTAGTTTTTTCTTATAGTAAAAACAATGAACCAGAATTATGGTTTAGAGCGCATATTCAACAATATTATCAAAAAATACAAAACAAGATTCTTAGTGTTGAAGATTTAATTTCGTGTAATCATGAAATGGTGGCTATTATGATGAATAATTTGAAATCTTTTTCTGAAAATAATGGAAACGCGGTATTACAACAAAATCATCAACCACCTCAACAAATGGTTCAACAACTACCACATACTGTTGAGAACAAACAAGAATTGTATAGCAGACAATTTAACGAAAGACAAAAAGAATATGAATTGATGAATACAAAGCCAACACCGCCTGTTCCTGATATCAATAATAATATTAAAGATGAGGCAATATCCAATATGGATGAATTGATTAAATTACACATGCAACAACGCGAAGCAGAAATGAAACAATTTGCTCCACAACCTATTACACAAACACCTTTGGAAAATTCATTCAAACCTAATAATAATATAAAAATAACGAGTACAAATGAAAATATTACTTTAATGCCAGATGGTGTATTGAACGATACAGATAAACCGAGAAAGAATGTGTCTTGGTCAGATAATAATGAAAGTGAAAAAATATATCAAGAATTACATAACGAAATGAATGATTTGAAAAATCAGGTTCTCAATATTACAAATAGTTTTCATAGTTTTCAAGAAGAAATGCGAACTTTTATGAATAGTTTTTCTAATAAATATACCACAATTTCTAATGAATAAATTATTTATAATAAAACTATAAATAATTTGTTTGCTCCTACTGAGGCTCGAACTCAGGACCTTCGTGTTATAAGCACGATGTGCTAACCGACTGCACCATAAGAGCTTAATTATGAGTGTTACTATTACACTGATATAATATCACAAAATCCTTTTAAGTGGTTTTACAAGGAAATATTTTATTATGTTTGTCTCATTATTCTTTCATGACAATGTAAATTATTCGTTAAACTACACACTTTATAATATAAATATTTTATTATAATGAGAATTAAAATTGTTTATTTCGCTTATTTAGTTCCAGATAAATGGGAAAATATAGTTTTAGAGCAACTTGAATCTTTATATTCACTAACTTCTTTATATGAAATATCTCAGATTTTTATGAGTGTAATAGATGATACAATATCACAAAGTGAAATACTTAAACTTCGTAATATTATAGAAATGAAATACAATAAAATAGAACTTATAAATATATATTCTAATAATGTCTATGAATATCCTGGTATTAAAACTATATATGATTTATCTAGAGATGATGATCATGAATATTTATTATATTTTCACTCAAAAGGAATGACTTCAAATGATCATGTAACTAGACAAAAATTATTTGAATATACAATTAAAAATTACGATTTGATTCTAAGTGAAATGGAAAATAATATAGAAATAGATACTGCTTCTATTATTCCTTCTATAAATGGTTTTGGTTATTATAATTTTTTTTGGTGTAGGTCTAGTTATGTTAAAAAATACTGTGTTGAACCAGAAACTTCACAAACATTTTTGAAATATGATAGATTTACATGGGAAATGTGGTTAGGAAATCATTTTAGCATGAAGAAAAATGTTGTAACATATAGTCCTGTTTTTAAATATAATCAAGTTTATGAAGAACGTGAGGCAATTTATTTGATGCATTTATTATTAAATGATGATTTTGAAAATATCAAAAATATTATTAGTTCAACAACAACATACAATGAAACTATCAAATTATATTCAAAATCTATGAATGATACAGCAGATAATACACTTACAGATAAAAACACAGCGCATCCGTATTTTTGTGTTTATGAACCATTATTTAGTAAAAAGAGAAGTACCGCAAAAAATGTATTAGAAGTAGGAATATATTATGGTGGAAGTATTCAATTATGGAGAGATTGGTTTCCAAGAGCTCAAATTTATGGAATAGATATTTGTGATTCAAATTTCATAAAAAAGAAGAGCATTTTAAACGACCATCATATAACATTATTTACAAATACAAATGCGTATGATGATATATTTATTCAAAGTAATTTTCAAGAAAAGTCTATAAAATTTGATATATTATTAGACGATGGACCACATACATTAGAGTCTAATATTTTATTTATACAAAAATATCTACCTTTAATGGCTGAAGATGGTATATTAATAATTGAGGATATTCAAAATTTTGACTTTATTGATATATTGAAAAATATTGTTCCTGATGAATTTAAAAAATATATTCAAGTTTATGATCTCCGAACAATAAAGAATTGTAGATATGACGATGTATTATTTGTTATAAATAAAAGTATTGATACAAATGAAAAATAAAATAATAAAAATATATCTATATCATAAATTCCCCCACCTTAATAATATCTTGATACAATTGGTTATATTCTTCTGTGTTTGGCTTCATTTTACGCAATATTTCCATTTTTTCCAATACAGTTCCTTTATAATAAATATCATTTTTGAAAATATTATGTAGTCCTTCATTTTCAACAATCAATTTATATAATTTGTTTTTGTTTTCCAAATCAGTATATCTTATTTTATTGGTAAGTGGATATAGAAAAGGTTTCAATATTGGTATTGGATAATTTGCGATTACTAAATTCATTTTATAATCTAATTCATTCATCAAATAATGTATACATTCATCACGCAAAAAGGTATTCGTCTCATTCATAATTTGATAATGTGTATAATACCATAAAACACTATAAGATAAAAATAAATTGGATACAATATCCGACATATTACCCGATATCATTTGTTTTGACTTGATTTTTCCACCCATTATTGCTACAAAATTGGCTAATAAACTGAATTTCAATGTTGCTATATCTAATCTGTTTTGTGCGGCGTTATTATTCAAAAAGGGTAAAGAAGTGAAACACGTAGTTGAAATCATTTTACAATAATTTACAATAATACTTGAAACCATTTTATTGAAATTACTTTTGAAATCATTTATGTTATTATCTTGAATGCTTTGAAAAATGGGAAATATATAGGGATGACTTTTATTAAGCCCTTGTCCAAAAATAATAAGTCCTCGTGTAAGCGTATTTGACCCTTCTACTGTAATTCCTACTGGGGAAGAATTATAAAATTTTGTGAAAAAATTGTTTTCGCCAATACAAATACCACTTCCAGAATAAATATCCATTCCATGATTTAATATAGTACGTGCTCGTTCGGTGGTTTGATACTTCATAATAGCTGTAATAACAGAAGGCGTAGACCCACTATCTAAGATATGATTTGTAAAATTCACCGAAGTATGTATAATCCAAGTATTCAAATACATATCAATGAATTTTTCTCTTACTGCTTCCATATTTCCAATATTCATATTGAATTGTTTACGAATATTTATATAATTCATAATGGCATGAGTTATAAATTTGGATGAGCCATTGGCTGTAGCTGGTAAACTCACACCACGACCAACTGCAAGACACTCCATCAACATTTTCCATCCTTCTCCTATCTTATCTTCTCCACCAATTATTTGATCGGCATCAATAAATATTGTTCCTTTAATAGTTCCATTTGGAAACCCCGAGTTATTCGGATTATGATAAGTAAGTTGCGTCAATCCATTTTGCGAACTTTCAACCAATGCTACTGAAATACCGGATTTTTTATTCTTTAATAATCCATTTGGGTCTTCTAAATTAAAAGCTATACCAATAAGATTTGATATAGGTGCTAATGTAATATACCTTTTATTCAAGGATATTTTTATTTTTATTTTTCCATCAATACATTCAACAATTCCTTTGTCTATTTGACCTACAGCATCGCTACCATTATTCGGTCCAGTCAATCCAAAACAAGGTATCATTGTACCATCTGCTAATTTGGGTAAAAAATAATCTTTTTGTTGTTGTGTTCCATAATGCTGTAATAATTCGGCGGGTCCAAGAGAGTTAGGAACCATTGTGGTTACTGCTAATGATGGATTATAAGATGATATTTTGGATAAAACCCTTGATTGAGAAGAGATTGGTAAACGATTTCCATTATATTGTTTGTCTATAATCATACTTAGAAAGCCTTTTTCTCCTAATTGTTTCATTAATTTATGAATATTTTTGTTTGGATAAATATTTTCAGTACCAGCAGCATTTAATAATTCATTTGTTTCGTTTTCCATCTTATGTCCCCATGTATTTAAAGTTGGTTTGTATAATTTGTTGTAATCTACTTTTCCATTAAATAATTCTCTATCAATAGATACACCACCTGACTTGAGAGCTATAATTTCAGTTTCTGAGATTTTTGGAATGATGCTTTTAACAATGTTAAATGCTCGCTTGTAAAGAAAAGACATTATATATTGTATATACAATAATTTTATATTATTTTTTCTGAAAAAAAATAAAAGTCTGGGAAAACTAGTAGTTAGGTTTTCAAAAATGGACATTTTAAAAATGTCCAATTTTCAAAAACTGGAGGAAAATATTTGCAAAAAGTCTATTTTACTCGAAGATGCTTTAAATACCAATTTTTTAATTCAATCTTTGTTAGCATAATTTTTTGTTATTTTTTATTTAAATAGTTTGAACGATACTTTTTTATTTCCTAATATTTATATAATGGAAATGGAAAAGTATAATAAAAATATTAAAAATTACGTTTGTAATTGTTGGCATTATATTACGAGTAAACTATAAGATTATTATAAAGATATATTGACATTGAAACATAAAATTAATACAAATAGAGATACTTTAGAAATAAATGGAAATGGAAAAGTATCAATAAAGTATCAGTGTAATTCTTGTAATTATAGTATTTTTATAAAAAATAAAATCATTGAAAAGTCTGGGAAAACTAGTAGGGGATTTATGTGTTCAAAATCTTTTAACAAAAAAATCCTAAAAAATCCCCACAGGATAATTCTTAAATAGTGTTGGTTGTTATGAATTGATATATAAGTTAATAAAAAAATGTAAAATAACTAAAAATAATGGTTAGTAACAAAAAGGGAGATTTATTTAACAAAAAAAGGGATTTATTTAACACCCGATAATCCAAGCCAAGAAAATTTACCTATTAATATAATTGTAAAATAATAATATTTCAGTAGATTTGATAAAAGAGGTGATAAAAGAAAGTAAAGAATTACAAAATGTTCTCAAAGAACTGGTATTAGATAAGAATACAGTCGTTGTAAAATATTTTTATTTTTGTTTTATAAAAGAAAAATAAAACCCCCTTAAAAAAGTCGTACAAAACTAGTAGTTAACTTTTCAAAAATGGACATTTTAAAAATGTCCAATTTTCAAAAACTGGAGGAAAATGTTTGCAAAAAGTTCAATTTACTCGGAAATGCTTTAACTTCCAATATTTTAATTCAAAATTTGTTAGCATAATTTTTTAATGAAATTTTTTGGGAATTTTTATTTGGACAAAATAATTTCCAAATGGAAATATAAAAAACCCTAAAAAATTCCCATTTTTAATATTTAAAAATATAATAACAATTAGGTAACAAATTATTTTTAAAAAAAAATAATTCAAACTGAACTTTTAAAAAATCCCAAAATTTTGGTTTTTTGGAAATTATGGAAATTAATTTAGACAAAAATAATTCCCATATTTTGGGAATTATTTAGAGATTTTTTTATTTCCATATAATAAATAAAATGGAAATCGAAAACGCCTCAAAAAATCCCATATTTTATGAATGTAAAAAATGTGATTATATAACATCTCATAAAGGAGATTATACAAAACATATTTCAACACTGAAACATAAAAAAAATCCCAATTCAGATATTTTGGAAATAAATGGAAATGAAAAAAGCCCCTCACTAACTAATAATTATAAATTTACTTGTGAAATATGTAATTATAACACGAATATTAAACGCGATTTAATTAAACATAATAATACACCAAAGCATATAAATAAAACTAATGACCAAAATGAAGAAAAAATGAATACTTGTGATAACTGTAATAAACAATTTACTACAACAAGTGGTCTATGGAAACATCGTAAAAAATGTGAAAATATAGTTAATTTACCCAGAAATAATAATATTTCAGTCGATTTGATAAAAGAGGTCATAAAAGAAAGCAAAGAGTTACAAAATGTTCTCATTGAACAAAATAAAGAATTACAAAATAAATTATTAGAACAAAACAAATTACATAAGGAAGAAATATTAGAATTAGCAAAAAATCAATCTATAGTAAATAATAATAACAATACAACAAATAATACAAATCAACAATTCAACCTACAATTTTTCTTAAATGAAACGTGTAAAGATGCCATGAATATAGTAGATTTTATCAATTCATTACAACTAACAACAGATGATTTTGAAACCACTGGTAAATTAGGATTCGTAGAAGGTATTTCTCGGATATTCATAAAAGAACTCAAAAAATTAAACACAGAAAAACTCCCTATTCATTGTACGGATTTAAAACGCGAAACAGTATATATAAAAGACAATGACAAATGGGAAAAAGAGAACAATGAAAAGCAGAAATTGAAATGGACAATAGACAAAATAGCAGAATTGAATTTGGTACAACATCATAACTGGCAAGAAAAATACCCTGTATGTATAGAGAACAATACAAAGGAAAATGAATATTTTTTCAAATTGGCGGCAGTAGCGCTGGGAGGTCGTGGTGAAGATGAAAAAGATAAATACCGAGATAAAATAATGAGAAATGTTCTCAAAGAAGTCGTTTTGGATAAGAAAAACGTCGTTGTAAAATGATTTTTATTTTTGCTTTTGCTTTTATAAAACAAAAACAAAACCCCTTAAAAAAGTCGTACAAAACTAGTAGTTAGGTTTTCAAAAATGGACATTTTTAAAATGTCCAATTTTGAAAAACTGGAGGAAAATGTTTGCAAAAAGTCTATTTTACTCGGAGATGCTTTAAATACGAATTTTTTAATTAAAAAATTGTTAGCATAAAATTTTATTATTTTTCGGAATATACTATGGGATTTTTTTGGTTGCTAATTTATAGGGATTTTATCAACCTTAACTATTTTTTATCCTTTACTTATAAATGAAAAATATTCATAATTGTAAAAATTGTAACTATTATATGAGCAACATTAAAGAATTTAATAAATATCTAAAAACTAAAAAACATTAATAAAAGTTGATAATTCGTCAACTGAAAAATCCCCAGACGACAATATAAGGTATGAATGTAAAAAATGTAATAAAAGCGAATTAGAAGCAACTTTTAATTTCCAAAAAAATGTTGAATGGAAAACGAAAAGTTGTTAAAAACGCAAACAAATTTTGTTGTAAAATTGTTACTTATATGCGAGTAATAGATATAACTATATTAAAATTTATTAACACTGAAACGTATTTTTTGTAACTAAAAAACAACTTTGGAAATGAGTGGAAAACAGAAAATGTTTCTAAAATCGCAAATTATAATATAGTAATAACACTAATTATGATAAGAATGTAACAACAGAAAACACAAAAAAATCATTCAAAAATTTCGTGGGAATTTTTATTTGGACAAAATAATTTCCAAATGGAAATATAAAAAACCCCAAAAAATTCCCATTTTTAATATTTAAAAATATAATAACAATTAGGTAACAAATTATTTTTAAAAAAAAATAATTCAACACAGAATTTTAAAAAATCCCAAAATTTTGGTTTTTTGGAAATTATGGAAATATAAAAAACCCCAAAAAATTCCCATTGTTCTCAAATAGTTTTAGTAATATCCACTTTCCCGTCAAAATAGAAAAAATAAAATGGTTTAATACTCTATAATGACTATACCAAAAACC